CTAAAATTTTATAGTAAAAATATAATTATTTAATCCATATTTATATTGCTTTCTCGCTATCTCCTCCGAACGTTGTGCTTGTTTCATTTGTGATTGAAGTTGTGCGTTTTCTTCATCGCGTTGTTTGAGTTGGCGCTTAAATTCTTCACGTTCTTTATTAGTCATTTCGTATGGTGTTTTCATCTCTCCTGAAGACGTTTGTTGTTTTTCTTCTCGATGCTCTACTGGAATAGTTGCTATCTGATAAAGCGCTTTAAGTCCTAAATTTGCGCTCGAGTGCAATTTTGATTGTTCATTTGCAACTTTGATAAAACCTGCTAGCTTGGTACTTATCTAACCCAACTTTTTCGAGCCACTTACCAAATTCTCCGTGTGATAAGTCATTTTTTCACATGTTTTAATCTACGACCAATCTCGAAAATCGATTAACCAGCCTTTGATGATGTCGAATTTAACAATGTAATATATACATTTTGCATACATAGTTATTAAAACTCATCCCCCACTGCAACACAAGGCGTTTCTTAGCAAAAAAACACCACTCTTGAAGTGATGTTTTTTAATTAAAGTGCTTTTAAAAACTCATTATTACTTTATTGACCACTGTATACCTTGTTGATTTGCTTATTAAACCGTTTTTGATGACCTGCACTTAATGTGTTTACTTTTTGTTGTGCTTTAACACGATCATTGTAACTATGTGTATCTTTATAGTTATCAACTAATTTTTGAGCTTCTCTCACATGTTCACGTTTAATCACGCGTTTCTCACGTTCAGTTAGATGTGAAGAATCAATTTGACTTATACCAACCAGTGATCCTGATTTTCTACCAGGTAAAGCAGACGTTTCTTCAAATTCAACAACATTATTATGCGTGTGATTTGAAGTTGTTGGTGATTGATGCGTTGTTGTGAAATCATGACTTTCACCACTTAATCCAGCCAATTGTTTTGGTACATTATAAATAATTTGTTGCTGAGTTTGACGCTCTAATACTGGCATTGGTACCTGTGTTGCCGTTTCAGTATATGTAGGTGGTGCTATTGGTTTATTTGTTGGCGTAGAAATAATTAGTTGCTTGTGCTTTCCATTATCATCTTCATCATCAATTAAAGAAGCCACTGGGTTTCTAAGTTTAGATTTAGCTAAAAACTTTTCTTTGATTTCTTCCATTTCTTTATTATATTTAACTTTTTGTTCTTCTGAAACTTCTTCTGATAAAGAATTATGCTTTTGTTTATCTAAACTTCTTTTACTTCTTTTTGAAACGTCTTTTTTAGCAGCTTCTGTGTCAGATTTTAGTTTTGTCATCATTTCCTTGTTTTTGTGTTCATCATTAGTTAATGCAGGTATATTATCCGGTCTCTTTTCACCTATATCATTAAAAAATTCATCGATAATAGTTTCTAAGTCTTCTATTTTAATTTTGCGCATTCTTTCATTAGTAGGGAGCATATTCTGACGTTCCTGTTCCGTTGTTCCCACCACCATATCTAAACGGTTATACATATCTAAAACTGCTTTTCTATTAGTTTTAATGAATGCTTGTCCTATCATTAAAATTTGATTTTCCAATTTATTCATTTCTTGATTTACTTGTTCCTGTTTAATTTCATAAAAACGCATTAAATCTTCATGCTTATCTTCAATTTTCTTTACTTCTTTATCAAAATCTTCTCTATTTGCTTTCAAACTATTGTACACATTTATATATCTTTCATAAGTTAGCCCGTATAAATAATTATTTCTATCATATCTATTATAGTTATCTACCTTTTTCTGTTCTTGTCTAAATTTATTAACTGCATCTATTTCAGCTAGGAACTTTTTTTGATACCTATCGTATACTTCCTTGTATTCAGGTTCTTCATATCCTGCGTGCCTATTTACAGAGTTGTAGTAAATTAAATCATCCAAACTATCTAAGTATCTCTTGGCTTGCTCAGAACTACTAACATATCCTCCAACATTTAAAGATGATGATTTATATACGTTTGCTTCTCCAGTCACAATTGCACTTGCATTATCGCTATTCCAAAGTTGTGAAGCACACAACGCTCCCAATGTTAAAATTAATACTTTTTTCTTCAACTGTAAATTCTCCTTAATTTAAACGTACCTTTCCTTAATTTTTATCGCCGAAAAAGAATTATACACCACAGATCAGAAAAGTATTATTAAATATGTTTTAATTAATAATAAAAAAGATTTAATAATCTGTTAAGATTCCAACTCTTGATAACTTGCACCTTTCAATTTCTCGACAAAAGTTGGACTTTCATTTTTCATTACCATTAAATAAATTTATATACCTGAATCTCTACATAAAAAACACCCAAATGGGTGTTTTTAGTAATAATTAGCTAGAGCTTCATCTATTTCACGATAAATATTTTCAAGCTCTTCTTTCGCTATCGACTTTTTTGATTAATTCTTAGACTTTACTACCATTTTTGCTTTGAAACCATACATCTGTACATTTCTTTTATAATATGGATCTAAGCTGCTTGTAGCTAAAACATTTACATTAAGTTCATTAAGTAAATCTTTTAATTCTTTAGCTAACTTTTGATCATAATATTCATTTGCAGTGATTTGTTTATCTGTACTGGCTTTAGCAGAACCCTCGTATACTCCAATTGACGACGCAGCTACACCAATAGCTAATGCGGTAGTCATTATGCATTTTTTTAATTTCATAATTAATTTCTCCTTTTCATTCAACCCCCTCTATTATATAGTATCTCTTTAAATATAATTATTAACTTATTATTTAAAAAAACATTATCTATTATTTTTTATCAAATCAATCCTCTAACGGAATATCATCCACAATCACAGTATGATTAGGGTTAGCGCTAGAAACTTCTTGTACCGCCTTATCTACCTCATCATCATCGCCATCCCATTCACCAATATTAATGAATATAGGTACATTCCCGTTAATATCATGCTTATCTGTAAACAACTTATGGTATTTACCCAACATATCACGAGCTTTTAAACGATCACTTGGCTTAATTGGCACTTCTATCAGTTCAACATGTTCGTTATAGACTAGCTGTACTTTGCCACTTTGTGGATTCTCTTTATATTCCCCTCGCTTGACTACAACTTCTTTCGTTTCTGTTTCATCACCGACTGCCGCATTCGTAAGCACATGTAGTAACTCTTTTGCGGTTAATACATTCTCATCTATAATTTTATCTTTTTGTTCTTGTATATATTGCTTAATATGTGGTTTCTTCAATAACCTACACCCTGTCACATGTGCACTATTTGCGCTATAACCTGCTTTTACGGCACTTTGTGTCACATTAAGTGTTCTAATGTATTCATTCACAAAACGCGCTTGTTTTGCCGTTAACTCACTCATTCTATCACCTCCACAATTTTATCTAATAAGGTTTCATACCATAATCTTACAGATTGTTCTGAACACTCTAAGACATTGCTAATATCTTTAAAACTACGTCCTTGTATTAAAGAATCGAAAATACAAAACTCTTTATCATTAGCTACTCGGTCAACAATCATTTCTAAGTGATTCTTTATAATATGATCATCAATGTTATCGTCTGCCATCCATTCATTAGAATTTTCATCACCTATTGAAAAGAATTCATCGGTATTTATTTCATCATCTATCAACACATCACTTCTAGTTCGCTTATGATAATCACACACGAAGCCTTTTATTTGCTTTTTATCCATTGTTACACCACTTTTACATGTGAAGATTGATGATAAGCATTTACTCGTGCAATCTTACTGTTTTCAATTGCTGTATTTCTTTGTTTTTGACGTTCTGAACGTTGTTTAATACTTGCTTGATACAAATCAACCTGTAAGCGTTCAATGACGTTGTAGGGCTTATATCGTCCATTTGAACGCATATATTTTACAACTTGCTTCTTCTCTTTTTCTGTATAACGGTTAAGCACAGTTTTTAATAATGTAATATTATTGATTGAAAGTCTTTTATAGTTCTGTAGCCCTGCTTTTGTCTCAATAATTTTAATAACTAACTTTTCAATCGGATATGAGACAGATACGACACCCATAATTTCATCACACGTTGTTGTTGATGCACTCATATGGTACATACTTTCAATTTGGAATTCACACATCTTTATTTTCTTATTAATAAATGCTGGGTTAAATTGCGTTAATAGTTGATACTCAGATAGTTTATTGTCGCCATTAAGATAATATAAACAATGCTTCGTTTTAAACAGTTTCATTTATTCACCCCTATAAACAGAGCCTACCCAATGAGGATAGGCAATCATTGCTATTTAATAATTCGGTTTTGTTTAGCTAAATTTTGTAGCGTTGTACCATATTGCTTTTGCTTAGACTGTTCTGCTTGTTGTAACTCACTTGAAATCTCCTGCATATTGTTTTTAATATCCAAATCAACTGCATTTATTAATAGATTTGTATCTTCTTCATTTAAACCAAATGCATTTGCGACCTTTTTAATATTATTCAACTCATATTTTGTTTTCATTTAGTTATCCTCTCTTTTTAACATTTTAGAAACAACTTGTTATTATGCTCGTATGGCAAATCATTACCATTAATAAATGATGTAAATATATTTTCTTTAAAGTGGCCATTCAACGCTTTTCTAGCCTCTTTATCATCATATAATTGTTCTTGACTATAAATACTCGCATATTGCTGATGTTCATCTTCATATCTATCATTAATATCTTCTATTTCATCAATGATTTCATTATATGCATCGACTAACTTTTTTAATTTACCTAAAGCTGATTGCTTTTCTGATTCATATAATGATGACAACTCACTTTGATGTTTTAATAATTCAATTGTCTTTTGATATTTAACTTCTTTCGATACACTTTTCTTTGTCTCTAAACGTTTATTAAGCGCTTTTAGTTTCTTTTCATCAGCATCTGTTGCTTGATACAGGTTATCTGCTTTATCATCTTGTCCATCCATGATTAACTGTTTGTATGTGGACTTATCTAACTTTATTTTACTCTCCAATGCATTACGCTCTTGTTCCAATTCTTGTATAGCCTTGTGTTGATCTATTACAAATTGGTTGTATTCTTTAAAATACGATTCAGTTTTCATTTTTATCCCCTTTACACTTCAATTCGTTTCAAAGCCTCATAGCGTTTCATACTGCCATCAGCTAGCTTTTTAATACTTCTCATCGCTTGTTGCTTTTCTTGTTCTGTCGTAATGATGTAATAACCACGTTCACTAGGTTTATAACTGCATCCGATAGGATAGCCATAATCATATACTAATGAATTGATTACTTTTCTTAACCATCGTTCATTGCTTGAATTATATTCATATCCCAATTGATTTAAGATTTTAGTTTTAGTAATATACTTATTGGACGTATTTTTTATCACATTGAAAACTTGCAGGTGTTCGGTGGGTAAATGATACGTCTCTTTTTCTGCGATACTCTGCATCTTCACACCTCTTTCTTTTAATTATTTCATACCTAAATTATACCATTTTCACCGACCTAAAACAAACTTATGTTCGCTTTATAGTGCGTTTTATCAATTGTTTAGCTTATCGTATATAACACTTATAAAATCATGTTATAAACTTAACATTAGGCTTTTCACATTAACCTAATATAGAACTTAAGTTCGGTAAAATAACACGAACAAACAGCGAACAAACTTAACTTTTAGCCCTATACCAAAAACACAAACTTTAGCTTGTATTAGCAACACCAAAATTCGTATACATTGCTGTAACATTATAATTTTATTAGGAGCCACACACTACATGTGACCCCTCATAACATTATTTACTCAAGCTATAATAAGACGCTTTTAGATCATTCAATTTACCTTCTAAAGCCTTGCAATCCTCTTGTGTCGCATTCTCGTCTTGCACAAACTCAGTTACTAATTTTAATCCCTCAACTAACTCTGGTTCTGGTTCATTGATTCCCGTAGCTATCTGATACAACATTTCAATATTCGCTATCACATCAGTATTACTCGATTGAATACCCTCAAGTGTATCGGTATCAAATCCATTTTCTAGGTACTCAAACACATCACTATTATTTGATTCTGCATAAGTTTCTAACCCATACATAAAATACTCATCTTCAAATAATTGACTAGCCATCATATCGCTAATAGAAAGCTGTTTACCGTCATGTAATTCATAACCTACATAATGCCCTTCTATGCTTCTTATAAGCCCCTCAGTGTGCTTAGGTGACGCTAATTCAAATGATTGCCTTACTTTACAATCTTTAATATATACATGACCGAATAACTTGTTGTTCATCATCACATAAACCATATCAAATGGATCATTGTATAACTTAAAGCAATACGGTTGTACTTTACTATGTTCTAATAATCCTGTGTAGTACCTTAGTAACGTGCCTGCTCGTGTTTCAAATTGATTTACAATAGTTTCTATGTTCATTTGATTTTCTCCTCTTTATTTATTCTTAACACCATAGGCACCCATGAGGGCACGTCAGTTTGTTGTCCATCTTCTGGATAACAAATTGCTAATGGTAAGTTAGGAACTCTACCATCCAACAAATAACGCATTACAAAACTACCTCTATACACTAAATCAAGTTGTTCACTTTTAACTAATTCAATCAGCGCAAACATTGTAATTTTGTTCCATCCACTCCAAAACACAATATTCTCATCCTTATCGTGTGTGACACTAGTTCTCCCTATATAGTCGTGATTCATTTCTTTAAACAAATCTTCTAACTGATATATCGGTATCTCCTTATATTCTTTTACATAATCGTATATATACTTTTTAAGTTGCTCTTTATCCATGTGTTACCTCCAATATTTTTAAACGGGAACTAGTCCCCGTTGAATTCCCGACTTAAAATACTTATCGGGAACTAGTCAAACCATTGATATATAAACTTTAAATAAACTTAGTTCCCGTTGTACCCGTTAAAAATTTTCTATCATATATGGTATAAAGCTAACAACATTTGTTCGTTTTCAAATAATAAATAATAATATTATTTATTGGGAACTTCGGGAACTATTAACTTTAATTGCTTGTGGTTAAAGTAGTCTTATAGTTCCCGTTTGTATGTTTTTCGCGGGAACTTATCGGGAACTTTGGGAACTATTTAATAATCTGAATAAGGATTATGAGAATTCGAGAAATCAAATCCTAATTCTTCAAGCATTTCTTTGTTTATAGCAAATCCTCTATACTTAATGTTTTTGTGACTCACCTTTTTTTGCAAGCGATCTTTTTCACCTTTAATTAAATATCCTTTTTTGCCCCATTGACCTGTTATAGTCTGCATTTCATGACCTAATTTATCGTGTACAGTTTGACCTAATATACATAAATAATCACGTTTATATATAGCTTTGATGTCACCATTTTTGACTGAACTATAGCCATCACCAGCGATATTATTTCTATTTGCATCTAAATATTGTAATAGTTCCTCTAACAGTTGCTTAGGTTTATCAATCGTCTTATTGTTTTTAACCATGCTGTCATAGGCTTGTTCAATAATTTTAAAATGGTCATGTTCAAATCCATCAATATCATTCAAAACCTCACCGGTAACTTGTAGTAACGCAAAGGCACGTCCTAAACGTTGCATGATTTCATTACTACCTTTTTGATTAAAATACCGTTGATAGCTCTCAAAAGCGTTCTTATACACGTCTTTTTTAGACTCATATTGTTTAATAAATGCCAACCCTAACGTTCCATAGTTCTCCCTAAACGATTTGTCTAATGTGGTAAAATCAAAATTATCTGGATATGGTTGATCTTGTAATGTAACTACACGTGCTGATACACCCGCTTTTTCATCAGCCATATTTGCGATAGATGATTCACCAGTAGAAATTAAAATATTTCGCCATTCTTTTTTAGCATTTAGCGTTAAATTAATATTACTTCTTGATTTACTTTCGCCACTAGAAAAATTATATGTGGCACTGGTAACAAACTTAGGATGTGTATTACGTGTATCATCTTTAAACATTGGAAATGAGTTCAAAAATGATGCCATTGATTCAATACTATTTTGAGTAGAACTCCATGTCGTGATAAGGTCGCTCGTTCCCCAAACACTTGATACTAAGTTGAGTGTGAATGTTTTACCTGTAGATGTACTACCTGATATTTCTACAATAAAGGGCTGTAATCCAAATTCTCTTAATAAAACCGAACCTAAAGATGCATATAACATAACCATTACCATTGGTAGATCTTTTATTTGACCGAACACTTTTTTAGAGTAACCTTCTAATGTTCCTTTGCTTTGAAAAGAGTCTATTAACTTTTGAAATCCTTTATCATTACTAAACAACTTGATATTGCTGTCTTTCATCACCTCTTGATAAGGATAAATAAAATAACCTTTCACATGTCCCAAGCGCGTTGCAACTTTAACATTTAATGGTGGATTATACCGTTTAGATACATTAATATAGTCAACAAGTTTAGTAGATGTCGACGATGTTACATCTAGCTTTTTATTAACCAATTTCAAGAGTTGACGACTATCTGAAATTTCTTCGGCACTCACTGCTATATTTACAGGCGTTTTATTGTCATAGAAAAGCATATTAAAGCTGACTTCGTTACTTTCAATATCTTCAAAGCGTTCAGTGATTTGAGGGATTGTACTTGTGATAAAAACCTTTTTATCTGGCTCGCCTTCTTTTTTACTTGGTATAAGTTGATTTAAGGCAATACCGCATTGATGATGTTCAATTTCATAACCTTTCGGTATAATTTCTTGTAAGGCACTATCTTTTTTATTAATTTTTTCAATTTTATCAAGTACATCACTTTTACCTGTTTCCATACAAAGCCCCTTTCTAATTGTTATAGTGTTTATTTAATATCGATTGAAAAGTTGCGTTGATTTCTTGTTCTTTCATAGGTGGTTTACATGCGAATTGCCCCCATAATAAAGCATATGAATACACAATATAATCATTAACGCGACATCTTAATAAATGCCCAACTAAGCTAGCTAGTGCATTGTTACGATTGCCTTCGGTTGTTCCAAAGCATAACTCTCGCCAATACTTACTATCTCGTCGCGTGTATCCTATGACACTCGGACTAACATTTGATTGTTCATACTCCTTTAACCACTGTTCAAGCATATCAACATCCATAATTGGACAGTCATTCACTCGTTTAATAAATATGTGTCCTTTTTGAATAACTGGTAGTGCAAAACATCTACTTGGCTGATATGAACCTTCATCAACTTTGTGGCCAATTTTATTCGCTAATACTTTTGTATAATTACGATAATCATCTGCACTTATTCGCTCATTTAGAGGGATATACAGGCGTATTCTAGCTTGTTCAGTTCTGTGCGAGTAACTTGTGTGCCAAAACCATGCAACATTGCTTAAAGCTGAGCTGCTTGCTTCATGTAATTGCTTTAAATCATTTATTTCATCGTAATCAAGTACAATCACATCTCTGTATACGACATTAACGTCATTGCGATGCTTTTTGATAATTTCACCATGATCATTTGCACCGTTTTTAATATCACCGTACACAGCAACACCACGTGCATACTTATAATTTGCTTCTATAGGCACAGACAGTTTATTAATTAACTTACTCCATTTAGGTTTTGAAAAGCTCTTCAATGAACGTGAGTCCAAACTTTCATAATGTACCACTGAAACATGTTTGTCATATTCTAATTTAATTTCATTCATTTTTTGCACCTCTTAATGAAACAACAGAGCAAAGATGTTATAATAAGAATGTGTAATTTCTATATTACTCTGCTACTTTTATTGAATTCTTTGCGTCATCTGATTCCTCGCCAAAGTTCTCAGATGATGCTTTTTCTATTTCATAAAACTTTTCGATAATATTATCGAACTGCTCTATATAGAGATGGAATAAATCAAACATTTGATTATTGTGAATACGTCTCTCATGATAAGAAAAACCCTCTCTAATTAATTCATCTTTATTTAAGACATGATTTGGTTCATGAGGATATAACTTATCAAAATGCCAACCATGATTATCCTTTAAATCCTTAAAACTATCTTTCAACAACTCTAAATCGCTAAATAAACTTTTAATTTCCCAATTCATTTTTATTCTCCTTTTCCTAATTGAAAATTATTCTTTAATTCTTGTGCGCACCATTTCATTATCAATTCTAAGTGCTTTTCACGACTAACCTCTGAAACCACTTCAATACCATTAACATATTCTGTGTGTTCATAACTTTCCAAATTATTCATGACACTTAACTCGAGTTGATAAACCACGTGTTCTATTACTTCTTTTTGTTCATTATTCATTTTCTAATCCTCCTGTTAAATTAAATCCATAAGTTACCATTATGCCGTATACACTAAAAGCGACATACATGTTAGATATTGCTAGTAATAAAATTGTTAACAATGAAACTAAGCAGATATAAGTTAAGTATATTTTCATTGCTTTACCTCCTACATCCATTTTTTATGACGCACCTTCATGTACTCCTCGAATCGCGGAATACTGATAACAATCAATGTTGATGATAGGGAATAATATAAATCATCAACACCTTTAGAATCTTTTTCCCATTCTTTTAAAATGCGATTCACCGAACTGTATGAAATTCCAAAAATACCAGCTAGTGCATTAGGTTTCGCAAACAACGGATTTACTACAACTTGCTTCGGTTCTGTAACTGTATTTTCTTTTGATGGAAAGTCTTGCAATTTTGTTCTAGACATTTATTTGACCCCCTCTTTTTCATTGATTCCAAAAAATTCGTTCAAAGTTACATCAAGGGATTTACACAATTTCGAAACAGTACTAAAACTTGGATTAATTTGTTTTTCGTGATACAACTCATGAATTGTAGTTCTAGAAACACCGGTATCTTCACTCAATTTTGTAGCTGTAATCCTTTTTCGCCCCATAATCATACTTAAATTATTTTTCATATTATCGCCTCCATTTGTAGGCTTTCATATTTTTAGGAATTGCCTACAAAAAGAATGTACCACGAATCATATTTCACAGTCAATACTTTTATTCTTTGGAATTAATCCCTATAATTGTTGTATAATGAAATAGAGGTGATTTTATGAAATTTGGAGATATATTAAAGGAATATAGAAAACAATTAAAGTTATCTGTAAATCAACTTTCTAAACTATCAAACGTATCAGTAGGCTATATTAGTAAACTTGAAAATAATAAAAGGAAATTCCCGACTACTAGAACATTGTTTTTATTATTACTAGGATTTAAAAACTCAAAAATAAATGATCAATCTAAATCAATACAAGATGTAGACAATGAAATCAAATATATTTTAAATGAGTTTATAAATGCTGAAGATAGCGAAATAAATAGTGAAGATCTGGAAAATTTATACAAAGATTTCAATACTTTCTATGAAGATTTGCATAAAAAAGTTGGAAATAAAGATGAAAGAAATAGAAAAAAGAATATATTTGTATATGAGGATGATAAGAAAAAGAAACACTCTGTTAATTTAGAAAGACCTATAAATGATATAGCTTTTCACCTTAAAGATAATGCAAATCAAAAATTTTATAACGGTGTAATGTTAAATGAATATGATAAAAATATGATAAATGAAATCATTAATTCGTTTTTAGTTACTAAATTATCGCAAGAACAAGTAGATTTAAACGAAGATATTGAACAGCTACAAAAAGATTTTAATGATTTCAGAAAAGAATCTATGTTAAATAAAAAACAATTAAAAATGTTTGCTATTCACAACAACATCCAATCACTTAAAGATAAATAATAAAATAAGAGTAAACAAAGGGAAAATAATGAAATTTAACAAATGGATAAGGTGATACTAAATTTGGCGCACTCATATATGAACACCAAATACACCAAAACACAAAATAAACATGGTTTTTTCGATAAAAACTTTGAATTATTGCTCGCATAAGCGTTGCTGAATTCCAATTTTTTAAATACAAAAACGAATAAATGAGCTTTTTATTCAAAAAAATAACTTTCATTGGAGATATGTTATGAAATTCGATAAGTATAAGATTTAGGATTATTAGGGTATTTTTTTGTTCAAATTACCTTTTAAATTCGAAAGTTTAGTAATTATTGTCTTTATCATTATATTGCTAATAGCCATCATTAATACTTTATACATATTAAATATCTCAATGAAAAAATACGACCATCTAAAAAACTACAGAGAAAAAAGCGACGAAGATGACAAGGAGGGATGACACATGTGGGTTCGTGAAATCACTAAAAACAAAAGTACGGCCTATCGCTATTTAGAGCGCTATACAGACCCTTTAACCGGCAAGTATAAAACAGTATCAGTTACACGTAACAAGAATAATGTACGTAGCCAAAAGGACGCTCAATTGGAATTAAATAAAATAATTGAGCAACGTTTGAAACATAACAGTACGAAACAACTTGAAAACTTAACGTTCCATGATGCGTGCGATGAATGGTTAGAGCATTACAAGACACATTCAGGCTCAAAACCAACCACTATTAAAGAAAAGAAAAGTAATACTAATACAGTCAAAAATGCTATTGATAGCAAAGTACTCATCAGCAAGATCACGCACACCTACTTACAAGACATCATTAATGAATGGGCTAAATCACATAGTATTGGCCATGTTCAATCTCTTGTTATTGTTATTCGTTCCGTTTTCAAATATGCTTTTAAATATTATGATCTACACGATATTAGTGTGTTAGATAAAATAGATATACCTAAGAAAGCCAAAACCAGAAACGAACTTCAAGCTAAACGTAATAACTATTTAGAAGAAAGCGAAGTAAAGGAGTTACTTCAATGCTTCGACTATCTAATTAAACATAAGCGTCATGCTACGCGTAAACGTAACTATGAAATGGTAAAAGCATTAGTAGAATTTCAAATTAACAATGGAATGCGCATTGGCGAACTCCTAGCAATCAAGACAGACAATATAAATATTGAGAATAAAACACTAGAGATTGATGGCACAATCAACTGGGTTACTGATACAGAAACTGGAGCATTTGGCGTTAAAGAAACAACTAAGACGAGTAAGAGTTATCGAACAATAGGCCTCACAACTCAAAGTATTAATTTACTTAAAAAGCTCATGCTAGAAAATAAAAAAGAAAATCAGTGGAATGCTAAATTCATAGATAGAGGTTATATATTCACTAACACTGCTGGTAGCCCTATTGACTTAAATAAGGTGAATAATATTATTAAAGAAGCAACAGATATAAGTTCAATTAACAAACGTGTGACAACGCACACATTACGTCATACACATATATCTACACTTGCGCAATTAGGAATAAACCTAAAAGCGATACAAGCTAGAGTTGGTCACAGTGACTACAAAACTACTTTAGATATATATACACACGTAACCGATAAAATGGCGCAAGATATGATGAATAAATTGGAACTGATGTACGTAATAAATTATGACAAATAA